ATGACAGATGAAGAGCTAAAGCAGGAAATTGAGAAAGTTAAAAAAATGATTTCAGATTATGAAAGTTTGAAAACGGTGATTGCTCCAACTTCTGGAGAGTATGAACGACAGATGAACATTTTGCTCGACAGGCTGGGCAATCTATTGAAGATGAAAGATTAACAAAAAGCCCCTCTTGGGAGGGGTTTTGAAACTATACGATATGGATAATTTACAGGAAAAATTAGCAGAACTGAAAACCTATATAGGGAAAACGGACGAAGAAAGCAAGGCCAGATTCGATTCCTTGTCTGCGGAAATAAAGGCAATGAAGTTGACGGATGAAGAGAAAACCATCTTCAGTAACTTTATGATGCAGGGACTGGAGGATATCAGTAACAGTATGGATGTCATAGAACGGGAATTAAGAATCAGGGAACAGCTAAAAGAGGCTGTTGAGATATTGCCTTTGGCTTATATTGCTAGAAACTACTTTGGAAAGAGTGCATCTTGGCTGTATCAGCGCATAAATGGATATAAGGTGCGAGGAAAGGTCTATACGCTGAATCATGAGGAAATAGGTATCTTCAACCGTGCACTGAAAGAAATAGGAGAAAAAATAGGCTCACTGTCCATTACTGGTTAATGGCTGTTTCTTATGACACCTGATCCCCATGGTTGAGCTGCCATGGGGATTTCTTTTTATTGGATAATGCCGAAAAAATTCATATCTTTGCAGTCACAAGTATGTAGAACATAATTCTTAGTGCTTGGTTTGACTTTGGTGAGGGGGTGGTTCCCCTCACTTTTTTATATCGGAAATCTTTGTTTATTGTTTAGTATAATGTCTATAAATTGTATGACACCTTTGAGGTTATATTATGTAGAAGCAATGTCGCATCTATATAAACAATTTCATAATGAGTAGAATTATAAAGAATTGTCCATGTACGTTAGAAGTATGGAGTGGTCCAGATGAACCGATTTTAAAAGAATGGAATATGTATTTTAACTGTAAAAATAAAATAAAGGAGTATTTAAACAGTAAACTTCAAGAGTTTAAAGGGAATATGGTAGAATGTTATGTTTATCAACTGCATAAGGGCAAACTTAGTGAAGTATCGGTGTGTTTTGAAGTAAAGTAAAGAAAGTTTCCAGAAGGATATTGAAAAGGCAGCTTATTGGGCCGCCTTTTCAAGGTTCTCTCTGATTTGTTGGAGCATCCGGAAAGCTCCGGCCATCTTATAGTTACCCAGACATTGCTTAGCCTGCATGATACAACTTTCAACAGTAAGTTTCAAATCCGGGGTAAAAGCCGCTTTGTTAATCTGCATTTCTTTGGGAAGTTCATCAGCATGGTTATTGAACCATACGATCATTTCATTCAATTCCTCTTCGGAATAAGATTCTTTTTCAGCCATGATACATAAATTGATGTTAATAGTGTGCAAAGATAAAGGAACATATAATTCATGGGTTATCTTTTAACAGAAATATTATCAAAATAAAACCGTCCCTACTTATCACAAGCTGGAACGGTTCAGATTAGTTTCGTTTTTGACAATCTACTTCACATTTTATTGAACAAAATACCAATAGATTTGTTCAAAGGGATTTGCCTATTTCTAAAAATATTTGTTGTCACATTATTACGTATTACAAAAAATGAGGGGTATCGTGCATTACGACACCCTCTCCAACTTTTATTATGAGATTGGCTTCTACTCCACATATAAACAAATCCAATGAGAGGATAGCAAATATGCACATTGAACAGTTCCAAATAGTTTGCTACATCTCTGAGTGTTGCTATATCACTATAATAAGATAATAAACTATTTTTTACACTAAGATTGGAGAACATGAAATAGTCTTTTGAATGGATTGTATATAATCTCGCATATAACCCCAATCGGGTTCTCCTTTGTTATCAGCAGGCAGACTGATTTTTTGTGCAAGAAGTTTGTCTTTAGTTACAGCATCTCCCCAATTGTACTTGTGTTTTAAGGAACAACTCAATACAGTGATAATATAAAGTAACTCTTGTTCATTGCTAACACTTTTACTATATAGAGCTATGTTATGACTATCGTTAGAAACAAAATCATTTTTTTGGTAAGTCAGTGTGAATGTTTTTCCGCCAATCAGGATGCAATTGCCTTTGATTATTTCATAGTTGGAAGCATCAATGTAAGCCGCCACACCATTATTAACACTGCTTGCAGTAACAAAGGGAGTAGAACCCGAACCATCTACTATGTCACGACTTAGAATATTGCCTGTATTAATGGCACTGAAATAGTCGCCAACCGCAAAGTCTTTCCAAGCATTGATATTTAACCGTTTACGCTTACCCCCCCCCTATAACATTTGTTAACTTATCTATAGACGTCCGTACTTGAGATTCGATGTTTTTCATGTATTGCTCCATATATTTCCAATTTGGCTCACCAGAACTATAAACAGGAAGTTTAATTTTTTCTAAGCCAATAACATCTTTATTGGCCATATCACTATACATGTATTTTTTACACACAGAACGAATAACAGTAGCAATAAAATTACCATTATACCTATTTAATTTTGGATTGTATAGCAATATGATTGAACTTCCAGCCCCACCTCTACCAAGAAAATTACATTCTTGGTAAAAGCTACTACCATCTATTGGACTAACTGTAATACAATTTCCTAAATCAATGTCTTTATCATTTTTGGGTTTAAGATATTTAAGAACACCATTATTGAAATTACCAGAAGCAACAAATGGAACCTCACCTTCATCATAATCCATTTGGCTTCTTGCTTCAGGTCTCTTGATTTCAAATAAATCCCGTATTACAAATTCATGCCAGTTTAAAATATCTATTTGTTTCATTTGTTGTCTTTATTTATGGAAATATTAATGTGTTGTCCTGTATCTTCTATTAAACTGGAATATAGGACTTTCTTTAACAGTTTCTCGCAAAATTCCTTAGAATCAATTCCACGCTGGAACATTTCATAGTCCATCATAGTCTTGACGAAATCTTCCTCAAATATTTCAAATGGGGCGGTTGGCATTTGATAGGAAAGATGTTTTAATGGGTCAATTATCTGGCGAGTATCATATAGAGGGTCTGCTCCATCCCTAATAGCTTCAATCCAGTAATCTTCTTTTTCTTGCCAGCGGTTCTTCGTGTCCTGACGACCTTGGTTTTTCACAGTTTCCAGACCGTCTTCCTCAATATAATAACCTATGATATTGCGTCCATTTTGTGGTTTCCCTGCCTCAAAAACGAAGATAGAAGTTGTTACCCCGACCCCGAAAAACAAATTCTCAGGCAGTTTAATTATTGTCGTGAGTGTATTGTTCTTCAAAAGTTTGTTGCCGTACTTTTTATCAGTATTATCTTTCTCTAATTTTTTGTCAGGCAAGATGAATGCACATTTTGTTCCAACAGGTACAGATTTCAATACATTTTCTACTATTTTCAAACATCCGTACTTTCGTTCGTATGGAGGGTTCATCAACACCTTTGTTATTTTTTTGCTCTTAATCCATTCGCAAGCCTCCTCGGTGCGTGTGTCTAACTGTTCAAGATTTGTTTTCCCGTCTTTGTGAATGAGCATATTCGCACAGGCGAGCGCAAAAATTTCCCTGTCAAACTCAATTCCGAATAATTGGCTTGATTTTATCGTCATTGCTTCCGAGGTGTTTACACCGCCAGCTTCTTTCACCATATTACACATAGCCTTCACAAGAAAAGCACCTGAGCCACATGTTGCGTCAAGCACTCGGTCGTGCTGGTTTACCTCAATAAGTCTATACATAAAAGAAGTAATATGGTCCGGTGTGAACACCTGACCGCTCTCGGACTTTTTCTTGTAACGATTAAACTCGTTGAAGAATATTCCCATTACATCTTCACCGTTCCAATAATCGGAATTGACACAATCAGAAATTTCAGAAACCCACGTTATGAAGTTGTCTATTGCCTCTTGGTTATTTGTCATATTCATCTTTATTTCTGAATAGACTTCAACAAGAAGGTCTAATTTCAAGTTCTGCTTTCGGTCTTTTTCGAGTGATTTAGACAAGGTATTCAATATGGAAGATGTCATGAGAGAATATTCCATTCCCTTTTCAAGCATTGCCCCATATCTTTTTGCTACCAATGCACAAGCTGTGATAATCATCCTATGGTATAGATTCTTTATACCAAATTGGACATGCAAGCAATCGTTTATTTTCTTAGTAAGCGAATATATCAACTGTTTATTAATCCGATTCTCCTTGAACAGAGCGATGTAATATCGTTTGTTTTGGAGTGTTTTAGCAACATCCGCTATTTCTTCATATTGTTCGCTTCCTTTGATGTACTTTATAACACGGACATCTGTTCCATTGTAAAGAATGCCCACCACACGTTTGTATTGCAGGGCTGCTATTTCTATATTTTTGACTAATTCCGCATAGTGTTTTTCTGAAAAGACATCCTCTTTCTCAGATTTCGTTTCCAAAATAATAGCTATATCTTGTTTGTCATTGGGCAGATACCATCCATCAGGCTTGTCAGACACGCCTTTAAAGCCCAATTGATTGAAAGTTGTTATTTGCCCTGTTCCTTGCTTCACATCAGGGTCTTTTTCGTCAAAGCCAAGTATAACTTTTGCGTTATCTCTTATTTCGTCTTCTGTCAAATACATTGTACGTTTAAGATTGAGTGATTCCATTATTAGGTAACAACAATTCTAGTACATCCATTTTTAGAATATCTGCAATTTGATATAGCACAGGAATGGGAGGTTGCACTTTGTTTGATGCATACAGATTGACCATATTGAAAGTCTTTCCAAATCTATTTGCTAATTCTGTTTGGCTGATGCCTCTTGCCGCTAATGCCTCTTTTATACGGTTCTTGCACATATTATGTTTTGCACATCGTTGTTTATACGCTGCAAAAATATAAAATTTAATTTGGTAACCTTCGTATAGTATCGAAAAATACTACTTTTGTACCTGAAAGAGTTACTCTATGAAGTAAAACAAAGCAATAGAGACGGTTGCCAAATCATAACCTCCAAACAAGATAATTTTTCTAACTCATTTAATTTCAAATAGCTATATTTCTTATACAGATTTACATAATTCTATTCTTTTCAGTTGATTGTGTAATCCAATTGGAAAATTGTATTTAAACAAATACCCCGACTCATCACGAGCCGGAGTAGTCCAATTTATAAATTTAAAGTTTTATGATGAAGATTGTCTTTTGCGCCAATGTTTTACTATTAGCATAACGACAATCAAAACGGTTACACAAACACAGACAAAACCGATTTGTTTAGGCAGCATGGATTCTTTTTTCTCTTTTATGGTTTCTGATCGCTTTTTTTCATAAATATCAGAAGTAATATCCTTGTCAGCTTTCACCTCCGTACTGTCTTTGGTTGCAGTTTCCTTCTTTCTATTCTTGCTGAAATCACCTTCTACATGCCCATCAGCCAGTAACGGAGGTTTCCCGGTCAGGCTATCGGGCGGTTTTCGGGTGTCATAGATACAGAAATCAATCACATAGTTACCATTAGTGGTAATGAGTTCGCTCAAAGACGTACTTGATCCGTGTACGATGTTGACAGATTCACGTGTACTATCCTTCTGTATAATCTTAGTGTCTGACTTGACAGATTTATGCGAGCTGCCACATGATCCGAACAACAGGAACAGACACATGAAAGGAGCCAGCAATATATGCCGGCTTACCCAGTTCATAACTCTAACCAACATAAGAGATATCATTTATGCGGTTCATCCACCCTCTCTTAAATTTATTATTGGTCGGACGCTTGCGGCATATATCCTCAATAAAGTCGAACCGGGCAATCTTAATCATGTCGAACAACTCACGCGGGTTCTTGGCATTTACAGTGGCAATGGTCTTGGGACCTACAATGCCATCCGCCGTAACACCAAGCAAGCGTTGAGGAATCTTAATTCCGTGCGCACCGGATGCCCACACCCAATCAACCAATATATTAGCAACTGATTGCGATTTAATCTCGTCAGCTTTCCATCTGTCCCAATAATGCGGCTTGAGTACACGATTAACAACATCTTCACGGGTAAGTAGGTGTAAATCATCCACATCTATATCACCGTCACCATCCTTGTCATAGCCGCACGATTTCCATGTGCCGATAGTCACCCCCATATTGGTAGCCCCTCCCAAATCGTCAGGGTCATTTACAAAACCGCCTTCCCATTTCAGAATAAACGGTGCAAGTTTTCTTACGTCAGCCATACTACTCATTAATTATAATTATTCGATTTTATTTTCTTTGAATTCCGGCAGGATATATTGTATGTTAACCGCTGCTTCATGCAAGACCTTATGAAGTTCATCTTCATTCAAATCCGTTTCATCTGTAAACTCACAAAAGATATTTCCAACCCAATCTTGAGATGAATTAAGCCGTTTAATAGCCACGCTGTTGCATCCATTTGTTGATAATAGAGATTTGGCAACCTTATCCTTAACCTGGTTATCAATATCTGAATAGAACATGAAAAGATTCTTTGCGAGATTTTCTGCAAAAACGGCTACTTCACTCATGGGAAGTGATTGGATGTTTTCACGCATTCCGGCTATACCTTTTCGTTTTACCTCGAACTGCACCGAAAGAAAAGCTATATGCCCCAAAGGATGGGGTTGTACGATATATACCCTGTCTGCTTTCGTTTCATAAAGTACACGCCACAGCTCACCGAACACCTTGGCGGAGTTCTCACTGCGGTGGTAACTTCTTCTTTCCTCCTCTTTTTTAAAATATTCCACTTTTAAATCAGTCAGTTTGTTTTTAGTATACTGATTATAGGCGAAATAAGCTGCCAGCAATGTTCCGGCAGCACTAATAATGTTTGCAATATCTATCTCCATCACATTCACCGTTTAATTGTTATATGATAAATTATTCATCCTGTTTCTTTATTCTTTAGCTGCCATGTCTTTTTTGAGAAAGCTGGCAGTTTTTCCAAAAAATGTATTGTCAATATGGTTTGTTTTACTATTTTTGTTAATTGTCTTTTAGGACTGTGACGGTTCATCCATGATCCTTCCGCCATATTGAAAGTCCTATAAAGAAAATGTGGATCTATATTTACCAAATTGTTTAATCTTACTGTCCTGTTATCATTAGTCAGTATGATTTGATTATCCCGGTTGTCTGAGAAGATTGCCGGGATTTTTATATATATGCAAAATAAATCCATATCCATATTGCTTACTATTCATATTTCACTATCTTTGTCAAGACTTTGTTGACCTGATTCTTTCAAAACTAGTATTGGACTTAACTCCCCCCGTCTGGCTTCACAGTTTGACGGGGGATTTCATTACTTTAACAGATAGACAATAAAAAAAGAGCCCGATGACAATATTTATTGCCATCAAGCTCCTGGTTACACTGCAAAGATAGTGAAAACTATTCCATATTCAATCCATATTGAAAAAAATAATCAGGAGCAATATTTCGATTATCCGAAAAATTTAAAGAGTCACAATATTAATAGAAAACAAATAGGATTCATGGAATCTATCGGTTGTCTATAAAATCAGATGTCCTCAAGCCTTTATCAGGAAACATCTTTACTTTTTTCCTTTGAACATTTTTCAAGTCACGCACAATGGTGCTGGAAAGTACTTCAGAATAAATCTGTGTGGTCTTTACGGAAGTATGTCCGAGCAGCTTCTGGACTGTTGTAATCGCAACTCCCTGATGAACCAGCAGGGTGGCACAGGTATGACGGCTCACATGGTAGGTTATCCGTTTTTTGATACCACACAATCCGGCCAGCTTTCGAAGCTGCTTATTCACTTCCGAGTTACAAGGCAAAGCGGCAAAACTTCCGATATCCGAATAACGGTCAAGAATGCCCAATGCCCTGCTTTCAAACAGCAGATGTAACGGCAGACGGATTTCCACTCCTGTCTTGACGGATTTGAAGTACAGCCACCGTTTGCCGTTTACTCTAATGAAATTCTCAGGTGTGAGCTGGCAAAAGTCAGAATAGCGCAATCCGGTATAACAGCAGAACAGGAAGGCATCGAGCACATGGCGCATGGATTCCTCTTCCACCTCGACCGTTTCCAGTTTCTTCAGCTCGTCCGGGGTAAGAAACTCATGTCTGCCTTTCTCCTGTTTGATTTTGTACTTTCTGAACGGATAAGCGTCCGCGTGCATATATCCCTGGTTGATTGCCTCATTGACCAAGGTACGGAGCTGTCTCATGTGCTTGGCTATCGTATTGACCGCATTGCCCTTTTCCCTTAAATATTGCTCAAAATCACGAAGGAATGTATAGGTAATATCCTTGAAGTCCAATCCGGAACGGAAGTCATTCAGGACTGCCAGTGTCGAGTGCAGGTTGTCCTTGGTGGACTGTTTCTTGTCCGAATTGTCAATGGCTGATTTGGCGAAAGTGGAGAAGCTGATATTCACGGCACTTTTCTTCTTGACAGCATCCTTCAGTAGTGAGAGTGTGGCAGGTATTCCGCGCTTCCAATACCCCAATTCTATGCCTTGCAGATACAGGATGTATTCATAGAGCATTGCGTTGAGTTCGTTAGATTGGGGGTGGTTAATGACTTGTGCCCCCTCACGGCTCCAGCACTCCGGTTTGAGGTAAACATTGGTCTTCAGGTAGATTTTCCTTTGGTTCAAATAGGCTTCAACCTGTACAAGAGCCGTGCCCTGCCTGTTAAATGTGTTCTGGCGGTTATATACAAGACGGTATCTGATTTTATCCATTTTTCCGCAAAGGTGCGAAAAGATTAATGGAAGAAAGGCATCAATGTGGAACATTTCCACATCATCCCACACTATATGAGGAATTTTTCCATTTCACATATAATTAGCAGAATATTAACCAGCTGATAACCAGATTAATTATTCTTTTGGCATAAAAATTGTCCTATCATTATCGTAAAACAATAACCATTAAAAATATAAGATTATGAAAAAATTTTTTGTTGCAGTAGCATTGGTAATGGGATTAGGAACAACAGTGGCATTTGCCGAAAATTTGACCTCAGGTGTTGAAACAGTCATGGCAGTAAATGACTTTACCCCTATTGAAGTGAAAGACCTTCCGGCAGCGGTAACGGAAGCAATCGCCAAAAATTTTGCGGAATCAACCGTCAAGGAAGCGGCGGTGGAAGCGGCAGAGGATGGCAGCAAGACCTATCAGGTTGTTCTGACAGACAAGGAAGGAACTGAAAGTACGGTGTTCTTCAATGAAAAAGGTGAAATACTGAAATAATATATTTTGCATCTCTTTGAATAAAGAACATAAAAAAGGCGGGATTCACCAATCCTGCCTTTTTCAATACAAACTGCTTTGCTAGCAAGATGCCTTACAACATCCAAGCTTAATGAATCAAAAAATAAAAACACATTCAGTTATTTGTAATGACAAAGTTATAACAAATATTTTAAAGAAAAATCTTATGCATAAAAAATGCACAGAATAAACTATATACAGACAAACATTTAAAAAAATATTGTAATACAAAGGTCATTGGTACAAATCTTTCTGGAAGGACTGTTAGGAGTTAGCAGTAGTACTATATTTAAAGGAAAAGGGTATATCCAGTTAGAAACTGAAGACGATATTGATAAAGTGTATGAGCCTGGAGTATATGCAATAAAAGGCACTTCATACAATGATCAAACGCTTCTTGTCTTCAGTCATAACCTGGGACAGTCAACAGTACAATTTAGGACTAATAACTATGGTGGTTTTTTAGTGTTTAGAATAAAATGGTGGAATGGTGCTTGGGGAACCTGGAAGACGGTTTCTTTGACATAAAATTTATCTGTTTGCACTTCTGGAAGAACTGATTGGTTTTCCTTATCGTGGATACAAGTTAGCAACAAATGAAAATTTAGATGGTTTTATTGAGCGGGGAGTATGCGTTTTAGGACAACCTGATGCGAGTGGTGTAGGTCCTAATGATCATGGAATGCTTATATGTGGAGTGACTCCATCAGGAGGAATATTTCAAGTCATGTTTTCTGTTAGGAATAAGATTTACCATAGATATAGAAGCACAAGTGGAGTATGGAATCCATGGTATGTTTATACATCATCAGTTTATAATCCATAAATACTATACAGGAAACTGTCTCTATGTCAGTTTCCTGTAAATGGTAATATTAGTTTTTGGGATTCTTGGTGTACAATTATACCTGTGTCCATGCGTTCCAAGCTTCTTCCCCTACTTTCCTCCGCAAAAAAACATGATTGTTGATGTCATAGAGAATTTGAATAGTGGAACTGCCGCCAAAACGTTTGACCTCTACTGTTCCTGCTGCTCCAAACGGATGCTTTTTTGAGTCATAGTCCGATGTGGAGTTAAAAGTATATATGCTGCCGGGAGAAGTGTTGTTCCATAACAAGCCATCCAGTTCTGACAGCAGGGATATTAATGTATATTTAAACACCAGTTCTTCCAGGCATGAACCAATTGGAATTTTTCGTTAAAAAGATTTCCAATCAGTCCATAAGTTATCTGTATTTGAGTTTTTAACTCTATATTTAGCTCCTGTTGCATTATATAGTTTTTGTACGACCCCACCCGCACCATCGAAGGCATTAAATACGACCAAGGTTCCCCATACACCTTGTTTCGGCTTAACTTTATAAATCCCCATTTCTATTACAGTATCCAACGCACCCGTTTCGTCATAAGATGTTACGTTGACATCGCCTCTGAACATAAATGGAAATAGTTTCAAACTTGTGAATAGTCCTTCCAGTACTGAGGCATTGGCTTTCAACGCCTCACTTAATTCCATCTTTTCCATAATATTTTTTATTTACCAGTTTCCAAATTGTTTTTCTTATAATCCTGCCATGAGTCGGCGAGCTGCCCCACCGAAGCGGAAGTGTAGAGGTCAAGTATATGAATCTCGTCATCGGCAAGCTCCACAAGCTCGTTCCGATAGATCTTCTCCGCAAGCACGTGCGCCGGAAGACCGGGCACGTTCCTGTAAATGCCGTCAGCAATATCCTTACGGATATCCGCTATCACCATATCCTGTCTGTCTATCCCCGTGAACAGGGGAAATTTTGTAAAATCAACTTTCATAATATTCTTAATTAAATACTGTTATCCGCAATAAAACATAACCCAATAATTACCCATACATTTAACGAATCCGGACGCATAATCCAGATCAATGGAGGACATCTCTTTTCCTCCGGGGGCAGGCAGGATGCGCCCGCCTGTCAGTCTTACCCCGCCGCTCATACGTTTGAAGTATATGGTATGTCCCGGAACATCCGGAGGAAGTGTCACTTCTATATTACCCGTATTAATAAACATCACATTGTCATCATTGTTATTCAGGGAAGTGCTGTCGGATATGTTCCTCCAGTTCCCCACTATGCCATGAAGAGACACATAACTGTCATTGTTCGGATGAAGAAAAATGTTACCCCCCTCCACGAACAGAGGAATGCTCGGAGTCTTGATGTGCATCCCGATCATGGGATTCGGACTCTGTATGTCAATTCCGGCATCATACGCAATTCCTTCAATGGTGACAAACTGCGTGTTTCCCCCGATTTTCACACGTGCAAATGTCCTTTCGTTATAAAACTCAATTTGTCCGGCAGACAGATTGAAACCAACATAAGTATCTGTTGTATCCTTATAAAGAGTTTTTGAGGACAACATGCCGGAATCTATGGAAAACGGACCGATACGTCCGCTATCCGCCGTGATTTTTCCGCTGATGTCCACATTGACCGCCATGATACCGTCCGCATCAATCATGGACGCCTTGATCTTCTCGGTCAACAACAGCTTGGTGGCGATAAAAGTCCAGCTCTGTGCTACCTCCCAGTATTTTATTTTTCCCGAAGCCACATTCTGTTTGGGGTTTTCCGTCGAAACCGACGTATGCGAACGGATGCACAGGTACAGCAGGTTGTCATAAAGTACAATGTCGTAAAACTGCTGCCCTTGCTTGCCCTCCAGGTAAGACACAGACGCCCCCCATACACGCATACGCATGCGCGCTCCCTTATCTCCCTTGTCACCTTTTGGAGCAAAACTGACCTGTCCGGTTCTAGTCACCAACGGCATATCACCTCCTTATTCCTTGGTTGTGATGGTCCATGCCACGTTGCCTCCTGCCTGCTGGCACATGTCCCAAGTACACGTGCCGGAAGTGGCTGCTGTACCGGAAGTAGACGGGTTAAGGACTACTCCTGCACTGTCCATGAACACGAAATAGAAAGTCATGTCCTTGTACTTGGTGGTACTCCCACGCTTGACCAGAATGGGCTTATAGACCACCGTGTCACCACTTTCCCGGATGGTCTCGTCCTCGGGCGTGGGATTCAGGATCAAATCAAACGGATCGGACGCATCCATTACGGACTGCGTGTCCTGACCGATGAGCTTGCCGCCCTGGTACACCTCCACTCTGAACACACCTGTCGTGTCAACCATATCGTTGGTGACGGACAATGTCTGTGTGGTCTTTCCGCTCAGCACGCTCCACGCACCGTTGACCTGGTTGTACCACTTGTACGCCAGTCCGGTAGTGATCTCGTCACTGCCCATGCGCGCTACGGCTTTCAGAATGCAGCTCTGCCCTTTGTCCCGAAGGGTAAAATACTTGTTGTCACCGGCAATGATCGTCACATGCTTTTGGTTTCCGACCCCCTTGGTGATGGGGATGCTATAGACGAACTGGACGGTGTCGCTGGTATTCCCAACGGTCACGGTGGCTTCACCCTTGATGGTACAAGAGGCCGCTCCGCTCGCCTTGACCAGATTCTTGACGATCTGCAATCCGTAGTAATCCGTCGTACCGGGCTGGTAAGGGATAAACTTGAAATGTCCCGTCTCACCGCCAAACGTGTTGGTGGAAACATTGCCCGAGAACTTGATCTCGACATCATTGAAATACCATTTCATGGAGGAAGGAACCACCAGCCCTTCCGCCACCCGCGAAGAGGTGAGAATGAAGGACAAGACGGGCTTGAGCGAAGCGAAATCCGGTGCGATGTTCGTCGGCGCGGACGCTTCGCCCATATACTCCTGATACAGATCTCCCTGGTTACACTGGATGGCAGGCATGTATACGCCGCCCTTTTGCGAAAATATGACCTGTCCGGTCGCGCTGGCCAAACTCATGACGCTCCTCCTTCCCCGGTCGTTTCCGTACTATCCGTGCCTTCGGAGCTTTCGGTGTTGTCCTCCCCCCAAGAGGCAGGTGTGAATACTTCGACGGGATGGTCCGTACCGTCTATCTCTTCTTTCGCCGCCTGCGGGGTCAGGCAGATGCCGCCCGCTTCCCCGGTCGTTTCCGTACTATCCGTGCCTTCGGAGCTTTCGGTGTTGTCCTCCCCCCAAGAGGCAGGTGTGAATACTTCGACGGGTGTAATTTGCAAATTTTCTTGTGCCTTTTTTTAGAAAAGTTAAATATGCCACAGAATACACCAGTAACTAAGGCTTCATAAGTTCGTTTCTCGTTCCTGTTGTAGTCTTGAAAATCGTCTGCCTGTTTTCTAACCGGTAGCTACTGCCGGTGAACTTGATGACTTCACATCGATAAAGCAGCCTGTCAAGCAGAGCGCTGGCAAGGATTTCATCATTCAATGTTTCTACCCATTCTGTAGGTGCCTTGTTGGTTGTAATGATGATGGATGTCTTCTCATGTAGGGTGTTTATCAGGTTGAAGAAGGCAGTTGCTTCCTCTCTTTTCACAGGAAACAGCATGATATCATCTATTGCCAGCAGCTGTGCGCGCAGAATCTTGTTATAAGTCATCATGGCCGGAGTTGAGATGTCTTTAAGTCTGAGACAATTTACGATATCCTCCATTGTCATCAGGTATGCCTTGTAACCGGCCTTGACCGCATCAAAGACAAGACCGGCTGCCAGAAATGTTTTTCCAGTCCCTGATGGTCCCATCAGGATCAGGTTATAAGCTTCACGGAGCCATACCAGTTCACGAAGCTCCTTCATCTGCCGGCGGTCTATGCCTTCATAAAAATTGTAGTCGTATTCGTCAAGATCATGTTTTCGGGGCAGACGTGCCGCAACAAGGCGTCTCTCGTAGTCTTTCCTCTCTTTCATCTCAACTTCGGTGCCTAATACCAGGGACAGGAATTCCGGGTAGGTCGGTTTTTCTTCCTGTGCATGATGCAGAATGCTGTCCATGCGGTTTGCAATGTTGTAAAGCCGCAGACGTTTGGCGTGCTCTTTCAATTTTTCACTTTGTATCAT